ACAGTCTAGAACTTGCTCAAGACTTGAAAGCAATCCACGGTTTAAACGCCGAGGCAGAACTTGCTAATATCCTTTCTACTGAAATCCTTGCGGAAATCAACAGAGAAGTTATTAGAACAATCTACAAGTCTGCTGAAACTGGTGCTGCTGCTAACACAGCAACTGCTGGAGAGTTCGACTTAGACATCGACAGTAATGGTCGTTGGTCTGTTGAGAAGTTCAAGGGACTTATCTTCCAGATCGAAAGAGATGCTAACGCTATCGCACAGCAAACTCGTAGAGGAAAGGGTAACGTTATCCTAACATCTGCTGACGTTGCTTCTGCGTTAACAATGGCTGGTGTTCTTGATTACACACCTGCTCTTAACGCTAACCTTAACGTTGATGACACTGGCAATACATTTGCTGGAACACTTAACGGTAAGTACAAGGTATACATTGACCCTTATTCTGCAAACAGTGCTGCTAATCAGTACTATGTTGTTGGATATAAAGGTTCTTCACCTTACGATGCTGGTCTGTTCTACTGCCCATACGTTCCACTACAGATGGTTCGTGCAGTTGGAGAGAATAGTTTCCAACCAAAAATCGGCTTTAAGACTCGTTACGGAATCGTTGCGAACCCATTTGCCGAAGGTACAACTGCTGGTCTTGGTACTGTTGGAGTTAACAACAACAAGTACTACAGACGTGTTACAGTTAAGAACCTCATGTAAGCGAGACGCTTATATTTCTCAAAAGACTCTTCTTCGGAAGGGTCTTTTTTTTGTCTAAATATAAGTAGTCTAAAAATGTATCATGAACAAGGAATTCAAACTTAAGTTGTTTCAACGTTTTGAAGATGTTTTAGAAGTAAGACTAGCAGGAATAAAAGCAGCAAAAGCAAAACTTGAAGAACAAATATCTAGAGATAACTAATGGCGATTAGAAATTCACCAGCACCAAGACCAGGAACTCCTATTACCAATAGGAATTTCCTGTCTCCAGTTGGTTTTAAATTTGCACTTAAAAGAAGTCCTAAGACTGCTTTCTTTTGTAATCAGGCAAACATTCCTGATATAACTTTAGGAATAGCAGAACAACCAACATACTTTAAGGACATACCAATACCTGGTGATAAGATTGAATTTGGTGATCTTAATTTAAGGTTTCTTGTTGATGAGGATCTAGGTAACTATATGGAGATTCAAAACTGGATTCGTGGATTAGGTTATCCAGAATCACTTAAACAGTTTGATGAATTAGAAGAGCAGGATTATTTGTTTGGTGCTGCAAGATTTAGTAATAGAGGAGATCAAATATATTCTGATGGTACGTTACAAATTCTAAGTAGTAATCTAGTACCTAAATTTCAAGTGGTATTTGATGACCTATTTCCATATAGCTTATCTACACTATCATTTGATGCAACTGATACTGATGTAGAATACTTTACAGCAGACGTATCTTTCAAGTATACTATATACAAACTAACTGATCTGGAAGGAAAATCTTTATGAGTGTAACTCTTGATAAACTTCAAGAGATGTGGGAAAAAGATGCAGCAATAGATAGAGATAATCTACATGATGAATCATTGAACATCCCCTCTCTTCATGCAAAATACTTTGAACTTTATAATACTATCTTTCTACTGAGAAAGAAAGCAGAGCAACAAAGAAAAAACATCCGTCATGAACGGTACGAATACTTTAGTGGGAAAGCAGATCCAGACGTTTATATAGAGAATCCCTTTCCTAAAAAGATAAGGGATAAGGATACTATGCAGAAATACCTAGATGCAGATGAGAAACTGTCCACTACTTCGTTGAAGATCGATTATTATGATACAATGTTAGTATACCTTGAAAGCATTCTTAAGGTAATACAGAACAGAACGTTCCAAATTAAGAATGCAATTGAGTTCATGCGATTTAATTCTGGACTAGGATGAACAATTTAGTATCTTCCATTTGCAATCTAAACACACGAAAATTTGGTGATGTTGGTGAGATCTTGATGAGTAAAATCGTCAAAGGTCTAGAGAAGTCTGACAACCTATCTTACGATAAAAAACTAGGTGATCAGAAAGGTGAGGTCAAAGTATCAAGAGCATACACTAAAGCAAACCCAATCACAGAACAAAATATCTGTGAAGTATTGATGCAGGATAACTCAGTAAGACTAATAGAAGATAAAAATAAATTAGAACAAAGGTGGGATTGTAATATACAGCAAGTAAAAACTGGTTGCTTTGATATACTTTGGTATGGAGTGTTCTTTAAAGATATGATTTATGTCTTTGAGATACCAAGTGAGACCATTAGTAAAGATCCCAATATACAATACTCAGATAAACAGCATCGAGGTAATAGTGGAGAGGGGCAGTTTCATTTAAAGAATTCTAATATCCAACATCATATTGATAATTATCTATATGCCAAAATGGATTACGCTAAATTATGGGAGTTACTACAGTGAATAGTGCAAAACCAATATATCCTCAACAATCACACCCTTGGTTTGAACTTGATTTATCTAAAGAAGTTGTTCAACATCTTTGGAAATGTGTAGAAAAAGGTGAAGAAAAAGGTGAATCTTATAAGCATGGTTTGGCAGGAAATATAAGTACAAGTTTTAAAATAGATGATGAAGATGAATATTTTGCGAATGAAATATTAAGACCATTATGTGGTAAATATGAAGAACATGTACCTGATCATTTAAGAGATGAGAACCCATCCATTGCTGTCACTAAGGAGGGAAAACCTCTTATGGCAACCGCAAGAAGACTTGTCTATAAAGATTTTTGGGCTAACTATCAATATAAGCATGAGTTTAATCCTGCTCATCATCATAGTGGAGTATATTCATTTGTTGTTTGGTTAAAAATACCATATGATTGCGAAGAGCAATGTAAATTACCATTTTTAAATGGAATTAGTGATGACCAAAAAACACCAGGACTTTTTTATTTTGAATATGTTAATATCTATGGAAATATAGTACAAACACGTTATAAGTTAGATCCATCTTATGAAGGTAAAATGCTTCTTTTTCCATCAAAGTTACGTCATGGGGTAAATCCTTTTTATGCAACTGATGAGAAAAGAGTATCACTATCAGGCAACTTGGAATTTATGTATAGGTTTGAGTAGGGCTTGACAATACTTCATAAATACCTGTAGATATATGGGTATGAAGTGATTGATACTAGTGCTAATGTCGTTATATCCAAATCTAACGAAGTATTTTTAAAGATAGATTCTGAACCTCATATTGAATATGAGTTGAGAGACCACTTTACCTTTGAGGTAGAGGGGGCAAAATTTATGCCGCAATATCGTAATAGGAATTGGAATGGAGAGATCCACCTATTCGATATGAGAACAAAGAAGATATATGTAGGACTGTTAGATAAGATAATTGCTTTCTGTGATAGACACGATTACACATATAAGTTTGCAGATAATGATTACTATGGTACTCCCTATGAAGAGAATGAGGGAATATCATATGGTGGTGTTAAAGATTATATGCAGTCTATTTGCAATCATCAACCCAGGAAGTACCAAGTAGAGGGAGTATACGATGCCTTAAAACATAATAGAAAGCTATTGATATCACCCACTGCTTCAGGCAAATCTTTGATGATATATTCTCTTGTAAGATATTACGTTGAGAAAGGGCAAAAAATTCTTTTAGTTGTTCCAACGACATCACTCGTAGAACAGATGTATAAGGACTTTTTTGATTATGGTTGGGATGCTGAGTCATATTGCCACCTAATATATGCAGGAAAAGAAAAATCAAATCATTTGCCAGTTACAATTACTACTTGGCAATCTGTTTATAAACTAGAAAGATCTTTCTTTGAAGAATACAATGTAGTTATAGGAGATGAAGCTCACCTATTTAAGTCGAAGTCATTAGTATCTATAATGACAAAACTACATCATGCTAAGTATAGATTTGGTTTTACTGGAACATTAGATGGCACACAGACGCATAAATGGGTGTTAGAAGGGTTATTTGGACCAGCATATAAGGTGACTAGAACAGATGAACTGATGAAACAAGGACATCTTTCTCAGTTAGATATTCAATGTTTGGTATTAAAACATCCACCACAAAAATTTGAAACATATAATGATGAAATAGAATATTTAATCACTCATCCCCAAAGAAATAACTTTATTAAAAACCTAACTTTAGATTTGAAAGGAAACACTCTTGTACTGTTTGCACGAGTCGAAGCACATGGACAGGTTCTTTACGATTTGATAAATAGTAATAATAAAGATGACCGTAAAGTATTTTTTATTCATGGCGGTGTAGAAACTAGCGAAAGAGAAAAGGTCAGAGAAATCACAGAGGAACAAACAAATGCGATCATCATTGCGAGTTATGGTACTTTTAGTACTGGGATTAACATTAAGCGGCTGCACAACATCATCTTCGCCAGTCCCTCCAAGTCCAGAATTAGAAATCTCCAGTCCATCGGTAGGGTCTTAAGAAAAGGAAAGGACAAAGTAAAGGCAACACTATATGATGTTGCGGATGACTGTGTTACAAACACAAAAAGAAATTACACATTAAATCACTTCATAGAAAGGATTAAGATCTACAACGAAGAAAATTTTAACTATGAAATAATCACTATACAACTAAAGAAATAATATGGAAGAAGACTTTTATGCATCACTAAAACTTAAATCGGGTGAAGAAATTTTCGCACGGGTAGCTCCTTCTGAAGAAGAGGATAGAACTATATTGATTTTATCTAACCCAATTTGTATATCAGAAGTAAAAACCAAAAGTGGTCTTATGGGATATAAAGTAGAACCTTGGTTAAAAACAAGTAGAGAGGATATGTTTATAGTTGATATGGATAATGTTATAACAATGTCTGAATGTAATGATCCAGAAATGATGGTATTACATCAACAGTTTGTACATGATACTGGAGAAGGTATAGGATCTTCTAAGATCAATAAAAGAATGGGTTATATTGCTAACGTAAATGATGCTAAAGAGATTTTAGAAAAGATCTATAAGAATAGTAATACTAAGAGCTAAACCGTTCCCTTCAACCCTGACAGAGTTATCATACTTATAATTTAGTAACTTGTCAAGTAATAATTTAAATGTTATAATATCTACATAGTAGTGATAAAGACTTATGGCGATACGACCTATGGCGAAACGTAAGCGATCCGAACACTATGTAAATAACAAAGAGTTTCTTGCTGCCTTAATTAGATATAGGGAAGATAAGGAAATTGCCTTATTGCAAGATAAAGAAAAACCTGTTATACCAAGGTACATAGGTGAGTGTTTCTTAAAGATTGCAAATCATTTATCATTCAAACCAAACTTTGTTAATTACATGTTCAAGGAGGACATGATCTCTGATGGAATCGAAAATTGCGTTCAATACATACACAACTTTAATCCTGAGAAATCCCAAAATCCTTTTGCTTACTTTACTCAGATCATACATTATGCATTTCTCCGTAGAATTCAGAGAGAGAAACGCCAGTTAGAAATTAAAAACAAGATTCTTGAGAAGTCTGGTTACTCAGAAGTATTTGATGATAGTAATCAGATTGACGGAACGACATATGCAGACTATAATTCAATTAAGGACGCTGTGCATTCCAAGTTACGTAACTAATGAAGATTGCGATTATAACAGACCAGCACTTCGGAGCACGAAAAAATTCAAAACTTTTTCATGATTATTTTCTGGAGTTCTATGAAAATGTTTTCTTTCCTACTCTTGAAAAAGAAGGTATCACCACAGTTATTGACATGGGTGATACCTTTGATAGTAGGAAGGGAATTGATTTTGCTGCATTAACTTGGGCAAAGGATCATTATTTTGATAGATTAAAAAAGATGGGCATCACTGTCCATACAATTGTTGGTAACCATACAGCATATTATAAGAATACTAACGATATAAATGCAGTAGATCTTCTATTGAGAGAATATGATAATGTAAAAATATATGCAGAAACAACTTCTATAATGGTAGATGGATTGAATATTCTTCTTGTGCCTTGGATAAACAAAGAGAATGAAGAGAAGAGTGTGGCAATGATTAACAAATCACAAGCTCCTGTTTGTATGGGACATCTTGAGTTGAATGGATTCAGAGCAACACCAGGTCATATGATGGAACATGGAATGGATTGGAGTATATTTAATAAATTTAAAAAGACTTACTCTGGACATTATCATTGCAGATCTAATCAAGACAACATTTATTATCTTGGTAATCCTTATGAAATGTTTTGGAATGATGTTGATGATGAGAATAGAGGGTTCCATTTATTTGATACAGAAACCTTAGAGCATACTCCAGTTAATAATCCATATAGACTTCATAAGATAAT